ATGCATGGGGTAACGCTGTAGTCGTTATTAAAGAGCTAGAAATGCTAAGTAATCAGTTAAAGAACTTCAAGCGGAAGAAATGAGCGAGAACAAGTATAAATACGGTAATGACGCTGTTGATAAGTGGTTTGCGTTGAAAGGACTTAAACCGCCTGAACGTACACCCCATTTAACAGAAGAAGAACTAAAGCATGCCTTTGAGGAAAACTTGAAGGATCATACTTGTGATTGGATTCAAAAGGGTAATGCGATTGAATGCGATCAGAGTCCTAACTACACACATGGTAAAGTTATAGGCGTTAGAGAACGGTTAGCTGGTACTGATGAGAAAGGTGCTCCTATCCTTGTACCTATCGGTCCTATATACAGAAGCGATTTGTGATATTATTAAATTAGTGATGTCCTACTTAATGGATAGCGTGAACGCCCTACGAAACGGTGCGAGAGGAAAAAAGCTATATGACAGTTCAAATGAAAGATCCTAATGTTGATCTCAATGACGAATCAATAGATCCAGTAGTAAGGGCTGCCATGATACAACAGCCGTCCGATCAGGAAGAAGAAAAATCTACTGATAAGACTGAAGTATCAACTCCGGAAGTTCCAGCAGAGAAAGAGGAACGTGAAGATCCTGAACCTTCCCAAAACGAAGCTAAGAAAGATGATCTAGAAGCCCCACAAGGCGAAGAAGAAAATCCGGACAAGCCAACTCGTAAGGAAAGACGTGAGGAACGTAAGCGATTCTTAGACAATGTACGGAGAGAACAGGAACAAAAGGCTAATCGTAGAGAGCAGGTCTACCAAGCTGATCCTGGCTATAAACCCCTTGAGTTTGAGAATAAAAGCTATGACTTCAAGGAGCTAGAGGAAGATCGGAGCAAGTACGGTCAATCGCAGTTCTTTAAGGGAGCAAATACTGCTGCACAAACCGAAAGGTATCATGCAGAACAGGACAATTTTTGGCAAGCGACAGAATACGAAAGTAGGTTGCTTGAACGAGAACCTGACTTTGCTTTTATGGACGATACGAAACCTGAAACCTTTGATGAAGACAAAACTGCCTTTATTAACGAAAGCTATTTGGCATTCGTAGGATATAATCCGCAGAACAACACAGTACAACGTACTGATATATCATTTGAAAAATACGCTAGAACGCTTGTTGATCAGGTGAAGAATTGGGCTGAAGACTATACCGAGAATACCGAAAAAGAACTGGCTGCTCAAAGAGGTAACGCAGGGATTCGTCCAGGTGGATCATCTCGTAAGAGCTTAGGACAGCTAAAGCCAGGCGATATTTCAGCTATGTCTACCGAGGAATACGAACGTAACAGAGATGAGATAAACCGTCAAATCTTAGCTGCACTCTAGTAGCTTTCTCTCGCAGAAAGAAAAACCAACTTAAAAATAAATTAGGAGAGTCATAATGGCTTATTCAGAAGTGTCAATCACTCCTACTACTGCTGCAAAAATGATTGCAGAACAGTGGACTAAGGATATTGAGAAACCATTTTACAAAAGTCTATACTTCCAGGACGCTGTAACAAAGCGAACTGAACTGTCTAGCGGTGGTAACAAACTTAACATTCCGTTCCTTTCAAGCTACAACGCTCGTGATAAGGTTGCTGGTACTCCGGTAGTCTATGACGCAAACGTTGAAACCGAGATTGAACTTACCATTAACAAGCACAAATACCTTGCCTTCATTCTTGAAGACATCACTAAAGTTCAGTCAAGCTACAACTTGCAAGAACTCTATCGTGGTGCTCAAAAAGAAGCATTGGCTCGTGCTATTGATACGGACTTGGGAAGCCTACACGCTTCTGCAGGTACGAACGTAGCCGGTGGTGCAACAGTTGATGACGCAGATATGCTTGCTGTCGTTGCTGCTCTTGACCTTGCAGATGTTCCTGGTACTGGTCGTGCTGGTATCGTCCACTCTAAGGTTATGGGTGATCTTCGTGCAGTAAACAAGTACTCTGCTTACGATCAGACTGGTGAAAAAGGTCTTGCCGTTAAACGTGGTGAGAACGTTATCCCTGTCGCTTACGGTATGGAACTCTTGATGAGTAACAACGTTGCTGTTGATAGCGTTTCACACAACTTGTTCTTCCACAAATCAGCAATCAGCCTAGCTCTACAGCTCAAGCCTACCTACAAAATGGAAGACTCTGTAGACGTAATCGGACTGAAGTCTGTACTTCACACGATTTACGGTGTTGGTGTTGAACGATCTGCTGCCCTCGTAGACCTTGAACGAACAGCCTAGTATCGGAGTTTCCGGATCTCTAAAACCGGATCAAGATAAAACTAATCTCTAAGGAGAATAATTATGGCAAAGCCTACAAAAGAAAGCGTTTTGGCTGAACTGAACCGTAAAGCTGGTCGTAAAGACTACTTTGAAGCTCGTGAAGTTGAAACTGCTGAAGGTACAGTTACGCAGATTATCTCTGGTGGTGGATCACTTGTTGTACAGGTAAACGCTACTGGTGAAGCTGCATGGAAGCAACTTGAAGGTGAAACTGGTGCTGCAGTCGTAGACGCTGGATCTAACCCTACAGAAGCTAAAGAAGACAACAAGCACTTTACTACTAAAACTGGTACAGTTGCATTTCCTACACAGCCGGAAGCTATCCTTCCTGACGGTGAGGAAGTCGTTGTTGATAACCGAACTGACGCTGAAAAGAAAGCCCCTGCCAAGAAGTCTGAAGTTAAGACTGAAACTGGTGTTGGATCTACGCTTAGTACTTCTGGTAACACTAGTACGTCAGGACGTTAATCATGCATAACAGAGCCTTCCTAGAGTTGGTTGCTGCTGCTGTAAACGTGAACCCTGCAAGCTACCCTAACGATTCAAAGTTAGAGCAAAAAGTCATTTACGAATTAAAAGTTATGACTGCTAAAGCTGGAACTGGAACTACACTTTTGCCTAGTGCAACTAGCGTAGCTGCAGTATCGGGCGGTGCGAACGTCTAAGCGGTAAACGCTAATGCAATCAAGACGGTGTTGTAATTGCACCGTCTTTTTTGTATTATGCAGACATGAAGAAAAACAATGCTGAATATCTACCTTGTAGAGTATGTGAAAAAGTAGTTCATAGAACAAACTTAAGATTGTATCCAAATGGTTCTATACATTCTCGTACCTGTAAATCGTGCCAAAATAAACGGCTTAATGAATTAAGTAAAACACATATAAATAAGCGGTTTAATCGTATATATAACTATCGTCACTTAAAAGGATTACAATGTGAAAAATGTGGCTTTACTGGACAACCTTGCCAGTTAGATGTTGACCATATAGATGGAGATAAGACAAATAATAATATAGAAAATATTCAAACTCTATGTGCTAATTGCCATAGGATAAAAACCCATAAGTGCATATTATAGCCGTCTTTTTTGTTATAATAAAGACAATGAAAGAAGGAACTACTATGAAGCCATTAAGAGATTTACTACTGATAGAACTAGACAAGCCGGAAGATAAGACGAACGGTATCTTTATGACTAAGGCGTGGGAAGACGCTGTTACCCTTGCAACTGTCATAGAAGTAGGTGCGAAAGTGAAAGATATTAAAAAGGGTGATCGTATTCATATCAATCCATACGCTTATATAGACCTTACCGGATCAGAACAAAAGCTTATTAGAGAGGGTGATGTACTAGCACATGTCTGATTTTATCCCCGATCAAACGAAGAATGGCAAGATTTTAGTCAAGCCTGTTCGTTACTTGAGGAAAAAGCCCTTTGTACGAGATCTTGTTAAGAAGCATGGCGTAGGCTATTTAACAGATATGAGTGGACAGCATGAAGTCCGTCTAGACTGGAAATTAAATAAAATAGCACAACGTGATAAAGTCTTCAAGTTACAAATTGATGACAAGGTGGTATATTTAGATATAGAGGAATTGACATTTTATACACGAATAATGTTTGAAAAATAGAAAAAAGGAAAATAAATGGCATACGATACAAACGGTAGTATATCAGTCATAAACAATGTACCTGCTGGTACTGCACCAGAAAACTCTGCTGTTTTAGCTACTCTTAGTAATGCTGATTATAATACTTTAGCTATTCAAACTGTCGGTACTTATACCGGAGCACTCTCATTACAAGTATCAGTAAACGGTAAAAACTGGATAACGCTTGGTGGTAATGTATTCTTAAACGTTGGTACAGGTGCATGGTCGGCTACGATCCCTTCTGCTGCACAAGCTATTTATCAAGCAGATGTTACTGGTTTTGGTTTTGCTAGAATTACAGCTCTTGCTGCAGTTACCGGATCTGTCGTTATAAGTGTATCTGCTAGTGAAGGTGCTGGACTTGTTAAATTAGCAACTGGTCTGCCTGGAACTTCTGCTGTTAGCGGTACAGTAATTGCACAACAGAGTGCGACTGCTGCTAATGGTGCTACGACAACTTACTTAAATGCTGCTGCTGGCGATAACAATACGCTTATAAAAGCTACTGCTGGAACTGTTTACGCTATTGTAGCTACTAATCAGACTGCTCAAGCAAAGTCAGTAAAGTTGTTCGCTAAAGCGACTGCCCCTGTTGCTGGTGTAGATACTCCGGCTATTCCACCCCTTATTCTTCCACCTAACTCAACTCAAGTCTTTACTTTCGGTACTGTTGGCTTGAGGTTTTTACTAGGCATTGGTGTATCTATGACAGGCGGTGTCTTGCCAAATGACGCTACGGATCTTGTAGCTGGTGATGTACAATTAACAGTAGAATATGCATAATATAAATACAAAGGAATAAAAATATGGCACTAACAGTAAGCACAGCACCAAAGTACACAGGTACGCTAAGAGTGGGAACAGGCGTATCTACACCTGGAAACCTGCAAGGTGGAGTAAATCCGCAAACAACTATTAACGGAGCTGCACTTCAAGGCGGTCCTGCACAGGCAAGTCCTG